TGGTATCGCACAAGTGAGGTAGCAAGAGGATCCGCCTCATTCATGGGGCGCAGGGAGCTATTCGAACTCATGTATCACAATCAGGTCGATTGGCGTCCTGCCTCGCTGGGCGGGATCTTTGAGGATAGTAATTTGACAGTACCCATTACCCGCCGAATTGCCCGTCAGATGGTAGCTAGGGCAAACAACTATTTCTTTAGTACGGATCCGTGGTTTTCAGCCTATCCGCAAGGAGCAAGCGACGCTCAGAAAGCAGATGCAGTTGAGCATTATGTCCGTTGGAAACTTGATAGATCTGACACAGCAACAAAACTACAAATGGCAGTAGAGTTAGCCTTCATGCGGGGTGAATGTATTGTAAAGACCACCCACGCATCTAAAGAGCAGATTTACAGGAGTTTGGCTAAGGTATTGGTAGATCCAACCGGTAAAGATATTTTAGCTCAGGACGGTGATTACATCCTTGAGACTGACGCTTTTGATACAAAGATAATTTCAGATGAAGCCGGCAATCCGGTGGGCATGCAGACTGTATTACGCAGAGACGGTGTTACAGAAATGCCGGCAACACCTATCTATGAGGAAAAGATTATTACCCGTAAGGCTACTATTATGCGTGGGCCTGATGTCGGGCTTGTTTATTTCAAGGACTTTATCTGTCCTTTGAATGCCCCATCAGTAGATGAGGCAGATATTGTAGCCCACTTTTATGATGTTCCGGTGGCAACCCTATCGGATCTATACCAACGTAAAAACCTATTGGACATGTCCACAGAGCAAAGCGTACTAGCAACAAAGAGTGCTATTGAGCTAATCAGGTCGCTTGCCGGTGAATCCGGAACACCTAAAGCCGGCATTAGTCAGGCTAAGACGGAGCGTGGGGAGACAACCCAAGCCCCGAACACTGAGAATCCTCTGGTTGAGGTTGCTGAAGTTTATATGACTTATGATGCAGACGGAGACGGGATCCTTGAGGAAATCATGGTTCTAGTTGATGTTAAGAATCGTCGAGCCTTGTTCTATGACTATACGGCAAACCTTACCCCTGATGGTAGGCGTCCATTTACAATCATCCGGTGCAATCCGGTGGACGGTCGTTGGTATGGGATCGGATCCGTTGAGATGTTCGAGCCAAGCCAAAACTTCGTAGATTTGACGATCAACCGGATCTCTTTTGCACAGGGAGGATCCGGACGTGTTACGTTCTGGCAACCAGACGCCACGCTTGAGGGCAGATCCAATCCCCACCTTGTTCTCAATAACGGTGGTACGTACACACTGGCACACGGCAAAACGCCTAAAGATGCCCTTGAGTACGTGGCCCTTCCAGAAGTTAAGAGCGAATACCTATTCAAGATGGTTGAGTTCTTCCTTCAGGTTGTGCAACTCGAATCAGGGGTAGTAAATGCCGGAGATCAGCAGTTTGCAGGACTTGAGCCGGCCAAGCTAGCCACTGGCATACGTAACATTGAGAAATCAGGTCAGGAAATGTTTGCCTTATACCTATCTCACTTGGAACAAGGTGTTCAGCTAGTACTAGATCGCTTAGTTAAACTGATTTTCAGAAATATGGACTCCAAAGAGGTGTTCACTTATCTGGAAGGAGACAAGGCTCAAATTGGATCCATCACGCCGGAGGAGGTTGCTAACCTTGATATGGATGTTCGACTGCTTCTGACACGGTATCGTGGCGAGCAGATCCTACAATCTTCCACCCAAGGGGCTAACTTAGTTCAGCAATTCTACGCATATCCGCCGGTGATTCAGCAGAAGGTAGCAAGCCTTTACATTCAAATGCTAAAAGCCCTTCAAATTGCTGATGCAGAAACGATCATAACCCCCTTAGATCCTTCTCAAGTGCAACAGAATCCTAATGGATAAGAACGAGGCACGGGATCGGTCGATAACAGTAGCGCAGGAAACGATAGCTGACATAAAGGCACTTCGGCAAAATCAGTCGTTTCAGCGATACTGGGTTAGGCGTCTAGGCGGGATTACGGCAGGACTTGCACAAAGCATCTTAGACGAAGAAAAAGATCAGAATGCGGTTATGATCAACCTAGAGAAGTACCGGCAATTAAAGGCATTGTCCCGAATGATGGATGAGGACGAGGCATCTGCGATGCGAGTCCTTCAAAACGAGGTAAAGAGATGAGCGACGATATTCGAAGGCTTGAGCAGGATCTTCAAAGACAACAGCAGGAGTTAGAAAGGTCTGCAAGCCTCCTCAAGAACAAACAGTCGAAGCTATTTGCCGGAAGCGACGGATCTTTCAAATCACCAAACAAGAGATTTTCATTTGCAAGCACAGACGTTTCTTTATTGCCACCCTTTTCAATCATAACAAGAAGAGCTGGCATAGGTGTCACCGCAGGAACTATAAATGGAATTATTCCTAGCAACCTATTTCAGTTTGGAACAAAAAACAAAAACTGCACGATAATAGCAAAATGCACCTCACAGAACGGTACTGTAACAAGCGCAAGCCTTGAGGTAGGGCCGGCAAACGGAAAACCGCAAGAATACGAAGAAGGCCTACCACCTGAGTACATATACGTATGTCTTGTAGCGATTGACATATATGGGAGTCCTTCACGTACAGTAAGCGGAAGCGTAACTGCTTATGTGCAATTCATAAAAGGCTCACTTACATATCCTCCGGTATATACTTACTCATGGGGCTACTTATCAAGTTCTAGCAACTATTAAACTAACATGTATATTCACCAATATCCAAAAAAAATACTTTATTACACCGAAAGGGCTGACTTTTTTGATGACCAAGCTCATAATCTCGCTTTACAAGAAGGGAACCATTGGAAGAATTCTGGAAAAATTGGTGTCAACCAGATTGTAACTGATCCCAACGGAGTAATCATAACTCAATCCGCTAGTGGAGGTTTCACCGCTACAGTTCTGGCTGCTTGGCCGAATACCGGAACTTTTTCGTACGGGCATGCAACCACTGCGTATGGCTCAACTACATTAGGTCGTGGAGGGAAATTTAAGGTAATTGGAGACTTCGAATGGGAGCGAAATGTTAATTATGGAAAACTAGCATGGCCGAGCGAGCGTCATACTGATGAATATGGGAATACTGGCACGCATTTGGCAAATGGATATTTCACCGGCCCACCGACTTATAGAACAACAGGAAGCAAGTGGGCGTTTAAGATAAAGAATAAAACTAGCCTAGAATGGAATAACTACGTTACCGATATAACCATTGTGGTAAGTGGGCCTCACACCAGTCAGAAAAGCAAGCCAGAACACTTTTTGTGGGTTGCTGGTGGGACTGGCAATGGGGTCGCATTGGAAGTTGGAATGTGTTTTTATGACTTTAGGGCCGACTTTGATAATTCTTACGGTCGGTATATAGGAAATGAACATCCAAACTATCGCAAACTATTTAACTCCGTTAAGTTGAGTATGGACAGTTCGGCTGAAGAATATGTACTGAGTGGGAGAAATTATGCCAACGTGTTTTCTAATTTTCAAACTAAAGGTAGAACAACATCAGAAAAATACCTTGCTATCTCGACATACTCACACAAGGAGCTTAAGAAAGTTCCGGCTACTGAAACAGTGGGATTTGTACATGCGATATATAAATCAACTAATACAACACGTTGGAGTATAACTAACGACGAATATGACGATGATGATGAGCCATGGCCGATAATAGATACCGAGAAAACTGTTGGAGGTAAATTAGTATGGACAACAACTTTTGCAAAGGGGCCTTTTAATGCCGGCGGAAGCAATAGGCCAGTATATACCGCAATTCAGGATGATGACGGATCTTATTACTTGACCACATCTTTGGGGCGTCACGATGTTGGCTGGGGACACACTGCTCAATCTCAGCAGGGAGTAAGTGTAAGTTATTCGGATTCATTGGGCAGACTACGTTATACCGGACGAAGCATGAGAGGAGGAACTGATTTAAGGGGAAACGACTACTACTTAACCGAATATCAACAGTTTGGATTCATTAAAAGGAAGCATGAGACGTCAAAAAGAGGATACTACTTCACAGATCCAGATAGTGTCTATAAATGCGCTACGGAAGTCGGAACTGACTTCGATGTAAACACCTTTCATTGCCACGATGCAACTTGCATTGATATAAAAAATTACGCAAATGCACAGATTTTTCAAACTGCAAAAACATATAACAATAGCCTTGCCTTAGCCACACTAAAGAACCCTAGAAACACAAGTAGGGCTATGAGTGACACCATAAGCCTTGAATCAGTTCAGGGCTATTCCACATATCAAACGGAAGAAACAAGAATATGGGACACCAGATATAATTCTGCGCCTATTTGGGGGCATCCTAAATACAAAAAGAACGAATATGGTGAGGATGCTTCGTATACTTATTCGGGATTTGAGACAACTGAGGTCGATCAAACCGCTACGAGGTTTATACCAGTCGCTAATACGTCGCCTGCAAATAACTTTTTCGGTGGATACTATTGGTACGCAACCCCTGCTTATAAATGGTTTTACAATCCTTATCAAAACCCAAACCGCATATGACGGAGTATAGGGTAGCGATTGTTCTCCCATGCACAACTGCCTACTCCTATGCAATCGAAGAGTGCGTTACGGCAATATCCGTAGCCTTAAAGGGAAGGAGTGCGGATCTATACCTTTGCACTGATAAAAGTTCATCCGTAATGGGAAAGATACGTACACTCCCACGATTGGGAAACCTGAGCGTTAAAGAACTTTCCATCGATGTATGCGATGCAGATGTCGTTCCGTACAAGGAAAAGGCTCAAATAACAATCGCAAAACTGCTAGGTGCCGGATTCGAAATGGCTAGGGAAGGGAACTATGACTTGTGTTGGATCGTCGAGTCAGACGTGATTGTTCATCCTGACTCACTGGATTCTCTGATATGGGTGCTCAATTATCCGGCATCACCACGATATGAGGTAAGTTGCTCAACATATTTCAACGGGTCGTTCCTTTGTGGTAGGGGTACTCCCTTCAACCATATTGCCGAGGACTATCTTCCAAGTGAAAAGATCGGTGGGGTTGAGTTATCCAAGAAGATCAAGGAGATGGCTAAAAAACTAAATAGCTATGCTTCAAAACGTAAGGATCCTCCAAAGGAAATGCTTAAAGAAATGGATCAGTTACATAAGAAGCTCAAAGAATGCCCACCAAAAGCAAACGTATTCGCCTTAAACGCAAAAAAATGGAGAAAGCGTGGTTGGTTGGATCAGGCTTACGCCGGATCTGCCGTGCAAGGTGCGGTTCTCCCTACTGATTGGTGTGGGAATGGTTGTACTCTCCTATCTAAGAAGGCACTGACGTTAAGCAACTTTATTGGGTACGCCGGACATGGCACACAAGACCTTTTCCTATGCTGGAACAAATGGTATCCGGCTGGAATTAAGATTGGATTAGTTGTAGGTGTTCCGGCCTATCACGTTAAAAAAGATCCCCAAGGCAACTTGTTTGCTTGGGAACCTTATTTTATGCCTGATTGCGATGAAACTTCCGGACATCTAAGAGTGCGTCAGATCCCATTCATTAAGTATAACTCAGTCCCTCAAGCCAATGAGCCTGTGCCTAAAAACGCCTCTTAAGGTTATCGAGGACGGCAGGGGCCGGCTCATGGAAATGCTCAGAAACGATGAGCATGGATTCACAAGTTTCGGGCAAGTATATATGACTACGTGCAATCCCAACATAGTGAAGGCGTGGCACTTCCATAAAAAGCAGACGGATCAGTTTGTGTGTGTCAGTGGGACTCTAAAGGTAGGTATCTACGACGAGAAAACAGGCAAAACAGAGACGTATTTCATTGGGGAGAATAGCCCATACCGGATCACAATACCTCCTAACCTATGGCATGGTTTCATGGCATGTGGGGCAAAGGAAGCGGTCGTTATCAATACCGTTGATCAACCATTCGACTACGCCAATCCGGACGAGTACCGGAGGCCGTATGACGATAAAAACATACCTTACGAGTGGGCGATAAAATCTTTTTAAGATAGGTGTTGACAGGACGACAACAACATACATACTTTGATTTATGGACGAAACGGAAGTGACTCCGGCGCAAGCCGAGCAACCTAACGCCACTACAACTAATTCAGGGGATGCTCCAAAAGAGAATCCTGCTGAAGCGTCGTTAAGCGTGGATGCACTTGATGCGGTTGGCTACGAAAAACTCCTAAAAGATTTAGACGTCTCCAAGGAGGAAAAACCACCCGCCGAGGTAAAGGCTGAAGCAGAAGAAGTAAAAGAAGAGACGGTTCCGGAGGAACCCAAAAAAGAAGAATCCACCAAGACAGAGGAGCCTGAAGATACCGAGGATCCCAATAAGCTACCCGAACGTGTGCGAATCGGAAACTGGTCAGAGGTAGAACGAAAGGCGATTGCGCTCAGGGCGAGAAACCCTGACATGTCACTTGACGAGGCACTTGCTAAAATCAAGGGAAATGAGCCTGAAAAGGCTGAAGAAGCCAAGCAGTCAGTACCTTCACTGGATGAAGTGGAGGCTCAGGTTGCAAGGGTTAAAGCAGATCGCAAACAGGCACTTAAGGACTTGGACTTCGAAAAATTGGGAGATCTGGACGAAACTCTTGACGGACTAAGGGAGAAACAGGCGCAACTTCGGGAATCCGCTAAGGAAGCAGAAGTTGAGGCCCGTGCAAGCTACCAAAGGTCAGTCGAGGATTCGAAGCGTAAAGCAGTCTCTTTTTATCCGGACACTACCGATAAACAGTCCCAGTTAGTGCGCCGGATGGTGGAAATCGATAATGCTCTTAAGGAGCAAGATAACCCACTTTACTATTCCGCCGATAAGCCTTTCAAGATCGCTCAAATGGCCGGTAACGACTTGGGAATCGCCCCCAAGGATCCTAACCGGAAGGTTGAGAAGGTCGTCACCCCAGCCCCATCAAGTGCATCCCGCAAAGCGATACAAACCCCAATAGCGAGTGGAAACGCTCGCTCAAACGGGAGCAGTATCAAATCGTTGGAAACTGTACTCGACGGGATTAGTGACGAAGAAGCCTTCCGGTCTTTGATCGGCAAGATCTAAGTTGTTAATTCGGGGCGATAGCCCCAGTCAGCAGTCTCCGGCTACTGCTCCCTCCAAAAGAATAGGAGGATACGACTATGGCAACAGCATTTAACCTTAGCGTTCCTAATGTAAATCTATCGTCCGAGCTTAACGCTCAGACGACTAA